TGCGTTTAAAAAAGTTGAATCCAAAATTGAAAGCAAGATATCCCAAGTGGGAACAGATAGAGAATTCTATGAACACAATGCTGATTGCCCAACGTGTAGGCAGGCCATTACCTTGGAGTCTAAAGAACGGCACTTGGGCGATCTACTATCAAAACAGCAGGAACTTGCTAGTGGTCTGACAGAACTTCAAGCAAAGATAGCAGAGCATGAAACTCTGTTGTTATCGATGCGTGAACAAGAAAAAGAATTATCAAATGTTCGTATTCAATTAGCCACAACACAAACAGGTAAGTCAGGTTTAGAAGCAACGATTACAAAATTAGAAAAGCAGATTGCAGACTTAAATGCACCAGAAGAAAATGCCGATGCAAATGAGTTGGTTGTTTTGCAAGAACAAATCTCAACATCAAAATCTGATTTGAGAGTTTTGATTTTAGAAAAAGCATATTATGATGCTGCATCAACTTTATTAAAAGATACTGGCATCAAGACGAAGATTATTAAACAATACTTACCAATAATCAATAAACTAGTAAACAAGTACCTTGCTTCGTTAGATTTCTTTGTCAACTTCAATCTTGATGAGTCATTCAAAGAAACAATTAAGTCACGCCACCGTGATGACTTTAGTTATCATAACTTCTCTGAAGGTGAGAAGCAGCGTATTGATATGGCACTGATGTTGACATGGAGAGCGATAGCAAAACTTAAAAATTCATCCAGTACAAATCTGTTGATATTGGATGAAGTGTTTGATTCAAGCCTAGATACATCAGGTACAGAAGAATTGATGAAGATACTACACACACTTGATGGGGTAAATCTATTTGTTATTAGTCACAAAGGTGATATACTTCAAGATAAATTTGCAAACACAATCAGATTTGAGAAAGTTAAAAACTTTTCGAGGATAGTAAAATGACAGAGATAAGCGGTCACATGGACAAGGGTCGTAAAGCAGTTGTGTATCTAGATGAAGATGCCAAGAAATATGTAGTAAAATGTACGGATACTTTTGGTGTAAATTATTCGTCAACTTTTATAACTTTACATGCAGCAGAAGATTTTGCTGAAGAATGGGTGCTAAACAAATGAGTGAAATTCTAACAATCGATACCTCAGCCGGTATACAATCAACAGAGAAACTTGATCCTTTACCAATATATGGTGAAAATTATCCTTTATTGCTTACAGTGATGCCAGAATATACAGGGGGATTTCCTAACCCCGCATTAGTTACTTTAGCTAAACGATTAAAGATGACGATGAAATTGTATGCAGGTTTGGGTTTGTCGGCTAATCAATGTGGGGTATCTGAACGAATGTTTGTTCTCGGTACAGATGAATTTCAACTTGTTTGTATTAACCCTAAGGTAGTAAAGAGTTCGGATAACTTGACCAAGATCAAAGAAGGTTGTCTTTCCTATCCAGGCTTATTCCTAAATATTGACAGACCAGAGTGGATCGAGATAGAATATCTAGATGAACATGGTGCAGTTAAAGAAGGTAGACTTGAGGGTATTAGTGCCCGATGTTTCTTACATGAGCTTGACCATTTGAACGGAGTGAGATATACTGATTATATTAAACCTGTTGCATTACAAATGGCAAGAAAGAAGCAAACGAAGATAATTAAATCTATTGCAAGGAAAGCAAAAAATGAAAGATTGGCAACACGGGTATGAACTTGAGTATCTTAAAGGACTAGCAGCCAAATATGATCATTATAATTCGTTTACCTATTCACCATTTGCACAGGTAAAGAAAAATAATATTGCAGAAGGTCTGCATAAAAAAACACTCTATCATTTATGGGGTAATACTTTACTCAGTATCAAACATGTAAAAGCAAAAGGCAACATCACCATGCATGGCGACACTGTAATTGGTGTCAAGCAAAAAGGTGATGTTGTTTTTTCTGATATGGTTGGTGATCCAAAATATCTAGAACTTGAAATTAAAAAGTATAATCAAGATGCTTGGATGTATGTTTGGGCTGAAGATAAGTTAATGAATGACTTTGCAGTTAGTTTAAATTTCTGTAAAATAGGTCCAAAGATTACTACGTTTGGTGAAATGTATATGATTTATTACCGTGGTAAGCCAAGACAGTTTCCAAAGTTTGATATTGCTGAGTTACAAAGTATCTGCAAATTGTCTGATGTTGATTTGAAACTAATCAATAAGATTCATGATAAGTTAAATCTTTTACCTGAGTTCACCAATCACTATTCAAATTATAACAAAGGCAAATCATGGTCTGCGTTATCTCTGCGTGGTTATACTGATGACCCATCATTCATCACTAAGCCAATTGAGATGAGTGACAAATGGAAAGAAGAAAACAAAGAGATAGATTTTTGTTTGCAAGATACACCTTTGTTTGAACACTTTCCAGAAGTTCGTGAGTTGTTGAAACCTTTCGGGCAGACGTTACATCGTGTACGTTTTATGAGACTGAAACCAGGCGGTGGTGAACTAGAACGACATACCGATCAAGTTGACCCAGACTCAGGTGGTTCAATAGGTAAACTTGCACGACTTCATTTCCCCATTAAGACCAACAAAGATGTTATATTCACTGTATGTCATACTGATGGTACAGAAAGAAAAGTGCATATGAAAGAAGGTGAATGTTGGTTTTTAGATACCCGCAAACCACATCAAGCAATCAATGGTGGTACCGAAGAAAGAATCCATTTAGTAGTTGATGTATTGACAGAGAAAGATTTACATGATAGAATTACTAAGTGATTGGGAAGACCCTAATCCAAAACCGATTATTGAAATGCATAATGGGTTCTATATTGTGCGTGATGATTTATTAGAGTATGGAAGCAAAAGCAGATTCATTGATTACCTGATTAAAAGTGAAGGCAATGAGTGGGTATTTGGTGGTGCAAATAAAGTCGGTTGGGGTCCAATATCACTGACGTATGTTTGCAATCTATACAATAAAAAAGCAACATTCTTTATGGCTAAAAGAAAAGAACCCACTTGGCATCAACAAAAAGTTTTAGATATGGGTGGAACAATTCATTGGGTTGATAATGGAATGTTGAATGTAACAAAAGCAAAAGCACGTAAGTATTATGAAGAAGACCCAACGAATCGCAGAGTATTACCTTTAGGCTTAGAACATCCTTCAGTGTTAGCATCAATCGTTAAGGTTGCAAAAGGTCTAGAAGTAAAGCCAACAGAGATTTGGACAGTAGCATCGAGTGGTACACTAAACAGAGGATTGCAATTGGCGTTTCCTGAACTGCCAGTGTATGCTGTTGAGATTGGTCACAAGATGAGTGATTATGAAAAAGGTCGTGCAGTAACTATGCGTTCACCTTACAAGTATGATCAAGCAATTAAAGAAGAAGAAGCCCCACCATATCCATCAGAGAAATACTATGATGCAAAGATATGGCCATTTGTTATTGAACACGCCAAACCTGGCGCACTAATTTGGAATGTTGCATGAATTATTTTTACGAAAAAAATACCGAACTTCTTAACTCTGAAGTAAACAAAAAGTTTGAAGAAGTCTTAGCGATGACCAAAGACGAATTTCGTCAATGGGTTATTGACTTGCGTAAGACTGTTGTTTATCTTTGGGATGAGAAAGGCAACCCACCACGTGTAGGATATAACGAACATGAAATCGTTGATCAGTTCAATGAGATGACTTCGTTTCCAGTTTGGAAGTTCGAAGTAGAAGATGAACTCACTGGTGAGAAAGATGTTATTCGTAATACAAGTGTAGTTGGTAATGCTGTCAATCAATGGTTCCCTACCATGATGAAAACACGCATCAACTATACTAAAGATGTAAACAAAGGCAAATCAATTTATGATTATTTTGCTAAAGATGAATTGCTGGACACATTCGTCACTTATGCTACCCGTCATTTCAAGCGTGATTCATTCTATCACTACTCGACACCAGTACAAGTTGGTCAGACACTAGAAATTGGTTCGTTGCGTTTTCAGCCACAGACTGCACAAGAATTCTTTGATTGGTTTGAACTTAATGCAAGAGAATATGATACACATGATTATTGGCTTGATGCTACTGAAGAAGATAAAGAGTACACTGGCTACAATGAAGAATTGAAGAACAAAAAATATCTCATGATTAAACGTGAAGATATTCAGAACGTTCCACACAGTTGTTTGACTAATCTTGATCACAAAGAAGGTAACACAATCTTTAGAATTCGTTTGTATGAGAAAGGGCAAAAACTATTTCCTATTGGTTTGAAAGCATTCCGTGTTTCATTCTGTCAATATGCAGTGAACTTTCCACCACTGACTGCAAAGTATTTGTATGAAAAATTTACTGAATCATTTAAAGATCAAGAGCAGATAAACATCTACGATCCATCATCTGGTTGGGGTGGTAGACTATTGGGTGCAATGTCTGTTAGTGATGAACGCAATATTCATTACATCGGCACCGATCCAAATACAGATCATAACACACACGATGGAAGAACAAAGTACCATGAATTCGCAGACTTTTTTAATACAAAGACTTACCGAGCAACTGGATTGTTTCCTAAGACACACACATACGAAATTTTTCAACATGGTTCCGAAGAGATATCTAACGATCCAAAATTTCAAAAGTATAAAGGTAAGATTGATTTAATCTTTACTTCTCCTCCTTACTTTGCAAAAGAAGCATACTCAGAAGATGATGCACAATCATATAAGAAGTTTTCTCAATATGATTTGTGGCGTGATGGATTCTTACGTAAGACACTAGAAACTTGTGTTGAGTATTTAAGAAACGACCGCTATCTACTTTGGAATATTGCTGATGCAGTTTTTGATGGTGACATGCTACCATTAGAACAGGACTCAATCGATATACTAGAAAGTTTAGGCATGGTATATAAGGGCAAGTTGAAAATGTCTTTAGCACAAATGCCTGGCGGTAATCGTATAGATACTGAGACTGGTCTACCGAAAGCCAAGAACTTTTGCAAGGTCAACGGCATGTGGCTCAAATACGAACCCATCTTTGTGTTTCATAAAAGATAACGCTTGACAAACTTCCGCACCTATGAGATAATACGTATATTGATTGATTAGGAGAAGAAATGTCAAAGTTACAAGACTTAGTTGACAAAAATGAAATGGATTATGAATTTGCTATTCTTGATATCAAGAATGCAATATCTACCTACGGTATAGATATACTGGCAGAAGTGTTGCCGTCACACCTTATAACCCACTTGACAAACGTGGTTGTTCCTGATACAATGTTAGTTCAATAGTTGATTGGATATCAAATGAGCAACATTCAAAATCAAAAGTCTGGTCTAGCCAAACTGCTGGCTACAGAGAATCTTACTATTCAACACCAGAAAATTTCTACCGCAGCATTCGATCCTAAAAATCGAGTGTTGTACTGTCCCATTTGGAAAAACATGTCCGGCGACCTGTATGATTTGTTGATGGGTCATGAAGTTGGTCATGCATTAGATACCCCTTCCGACGGTTGGCATGATACAGTCCATGCTATGGGTAAGAACTATAAAGGTTTCTTAAACGTAGTTGAAGATGCACGTATCGAAAAACGCCAGAAGCGCCGTTATCCTGGTCTACGTTCATCATTCATTAAAGGTTATGATGAATTGATGAAGCGTAATTTCTTCGGCATTCAAGACCGTGATGTTAATACAATGACTTTCATTGACCGCTTGAATATTTTTTCCAAGTCTGGTTACACAATGCAAATCGCATTCACTGATGATGAATTGGTGATGATTGAAAAAGTTAAAGAGTGTGAAACATGGGATGATGTTCTCCGTGTCACCAACGAGATTTGGGAATACTCAAAAGAAGAACAGCAAAAAAATGAATTGCCTGAAGAGTATGATTATCGTGCGGGTCAGTCTGATGTTGGTGATGATTCTGAAGAATCTGAAACAGGTCAGAACGAAGGTGATACTGAGACTGACGGCGAAGGTAATGAGCCAGGCAAATCTAAATCTAAACTTGATGAAGACGGCGATGAATCAGAAGGTAGCGGTCAAGGTGATGATGATTATGACGGTGACGATGAAGATGAGGATGATGAACTATCCGATATCATCAACCGCAAAAAAGAATCTGCTGGTACTGATGAGGACTTCGAACCAACTTGTGAAACCGATGACAACTTCCGTCGAAATGAATCATCATTGGTTGCAGCCAAGGCACGTGAGTATGTGTATATAAACATACCTACCCCTAATCTGAATCGTATTGTAACACCCGCTAAACGTGTTCAAGAATTATTGACCGAAGCATTCACTGGTCAAGTTGGTGCTACAGCATATGCCTCCGGTGCTAATGATTTGTATATTGAGTTCCGTAAAAAGAATGAACGTTATATTTCTTTGTTAGCAAAAGAATTTGAGATGCGTAAAGCAGCATCCAAGTTTGCAAAAGCAAAAGTATCTGAGACTGGTGACATTGACGTAAACAAAATTTACAAGTACCAGATTGACGATAATATTTTCAAAAAGATTATGCGTGTACCTAAAGGTAAATCACACGGCATGATATTGTTGTTAGATAAATCTGGTTCGATGGCAAACAATTTGAATTCATCATACGAACAGATTCTTATCCTTGCAATGTTCTGCCGTAAAGTAAATATTCCTTTTACAGCATATGGTTTTGGTAATGCACGTGGTCTACGTGAAATGGATTATCCGAATGAAAGAAAATCAGATTTTGATGCGGAAGGTCAATATAAACTTGGTTATAGTTCTGATTGCTTTACTGAGAATGTAAAAGATATGCAATGTTCTGAAGTATATCTTCGTGAGATGATTAATTCTAAAATGAGCAATGCAGAGTTTTCAAAATCAGTAAAGAATATTCTTTGCTTAATGGATGCATGGGCACACCGTTACGGTGCAGTAGGTAAGTTCTACCGACCACAATGTGATGCATTGTCGAATACACCGATGACCGAAGCATTGATTGCTATGCAACCTATCATCAAAGAGTTTCGCCGTGTTAATAATCTTGACATTGTAAATACTACAATCGTTCATGACGGTGATGCCGATGATATCATTTGGTATCACAATAATACCGGTGACAGAAAAACTTATTTTTCTACCAATCAACAAAATGTTTTTCTGGTAGACAAGAAAAATAAAGTGCAAGTGAATTTGAGTGCAGGTGAAGATGATGTTCGCCGAGGTATCTGTGAGTGGCTTCAGAAAACAACTGGTACTAAAATTGTTGGTTTCTATCTTACAGCAATGCCTAATGCAAAAGCAGCATTGAAGCGCCGTTTGTTTACTGATGAATTAAATAAAATTCGTCACGATTATTATCAAGCGGGTGAATTGTTGACAAAGTATGTGAAGCAATTGAAAAAAGAAAAGTATCTTGAATCTAAAAATGCAGGTTACGATTCTTTCTATATTTTACCTGCTGGTTCTGATTTGTCTGTTGATGATGAATCTTTTGAAGTGACTGGTAAAGTAACTACCTCGACACTGACAAAGGCGTTTATGAAATTCAATAAAACCCGACAAATCAACCGTGTGTTAGTTTCAAGATTCATAACACAGATAGCAGTTTGATAAGTAACTGGTCGCTTGACAAACGACCGGTTACCTTTTATAATGAAGTTTCAATAGTTGATTGGAGTTTATATTATGACAAGTCGTTCCGATAAGCGTCAAGTTTTTCTTGATGCAATTTCAGCAACCGGTAAGTCCTCAGTGACTATCGACGAGATTAAAGATATTGCAACTAATCTCGGAATTGCTCCACCCCAATGGTTCACAAAAGATGAACAGAACCGTATCGGTCGTGGTGTATATCGAGTACCCAACCCCGTAGCAAAAGCCGCCCAAATGCCGGCTCCTGCGATTCAAATGGCAGCCCAAGTGATACCCCTTGCTGCTCCCGAAAACAAATCAGGTCATCGTATTGCGAATGTGACAACTGACCTTGAGATGGAAGACCTAGTGCCTGTTCAATATAGCAACTATGTTCCTTTTGGTAACTTTGACGATGTGTTGTCAATCGTGCAATCAAAGCAGTTCTTCCCAGTGTTCGTTACCGGTCCTTCTGGCAACGGTAAGACAATGAGTATCGAACAAGCCTGTGCCAAAGCAAAACGTAAATTCGTTTGCGTATCAATGACACCTGATACCGATGAAGGTGATTTGCTAGGTAACTATGTTCTGATTAACGGTCAGATGGAATGGCGTGACGGTCCAGTTACACTTGCTGCCCGCCAAGGTGCCGTGTTGTGTATCGACGAGATTGATTACGGTTCCAATAATCTGTCATGCTTACAACGTGTATTCGAAGGTAAACCATTCTTGCTAAAGAAAAAGAATGAGTTGATTACACCAGCACCTGGCTTTACAGTGTTCGCTACTGCTAACACAAAAGGTAAAGGTTCAGAAGATGGTCGTTATATGTTTACGAATGTTTTGAACGAAGCGTTCCTTGAGCGTTTTCCTAATACATTCGAACAAGAATGGGCACCTGCAACAGTTGAGAAAAAAATTGTTGCTAAAGAATTGGAATCAGTCGGTCGTGAAGATAAAGATTTTGCCGACAAACTTGTATCATGGGCTACAGTAATTCGTACCACATTCGATGAAGGTGGTTGCGACGAAGTTATCTCTACCCGCCGTTTGGTTCATATTGTTAAGACCTACGGTATCTTTGGTGATAAGTTAAAAGCGATTCAGTTCTGCTTAAATCGTTTCGATACTGATACCAAGGTTACGTTCCTTGACTTGTATACCAAACTTGATGCGGGTGTCGATCCAACAGTTGCACCAGTTCAAGCCGAAGTAAAAGAAACATCGGTAGAAGTTCCATTCTAACTTGACAGAGGCTCACGCCTCTGTTATAGTATCACTTGTAATATAGCAGTAAACACCCTGCCAATTGTGGCAACCAACCAAACGCTGCGGCGTATAGTAAAGGACCATCACCATGACTACACAAGTAGTGTATCGATTCGACACGTATAACGTCGAGATTTGGACAGTTGAAGATATTCTAGCCTGTCTGAGTTCACCAACAAATAAAATTCAAATTATGCCACCTGAGTTTCAACGTGATTTTGTGGCGAGTTTGAAATGGAAACAAGATATGATTAATTCGTTCTACTACGGATTATCTTCCAATCTTATTCATTTTCGTAAATTAGATAAAAAGAAATCTTCTAAAATTGGTTTTGCTTATCAATGCCTTGATGGTCTACAACGACTCTCTTCAATGTTAGAATTTGCAGATAATCAATTTCGTGACAAAGAAGGTCGTAAATTTAAAGACTTGTCCGCAGAACTGCAAAATAAATTTCTGAGCTATACATTTACAGTTTATGTCTATCATGACACAATGACAGATCAACAAGCTGGCGAAGCATTCTGCCGAATTAATAATGCAAATGATTTAAACGATCAAGAAAAACTTAATGCTATTCCTGGTTATGTGTCGCAAGTAATTCGTAATCAAGCACGTTTAGGACCAGTTCTTCCTATCTTTGAAACACAATTATGTGATGATAAAAAACGCCGTTCAGTTGTCGGTCTTGGTATGTTACCTGGCGTTAGAATGAAATATGATTCGTTATTGGCACGTTGGTATACGATTGAGTACGACAAACAAACCAACCCATTGAAAAAAGCGTTTCATGGTTCGGGTATTAATTTACCACATACACAAAAAATGTATAATGATCCTAAAATGAAATCGCAATACGATGCAAAAGGTGAAGCGATTTATTTGAATGATTATATTTGGCCACAACCTAAACTGTTTGCTCCTATCGAAAAAGAAGTTGTTCGTCGTGCTAAATTTGTATATGATTGTATGGTGGCTGATGTTGAATCAAATAAAAAAGTATTTACCACCGACGGTAAAATCGATATATTATATGATATAACTTATTTTCTTGAAGAACATTTTGGTAAAAATTGCGTCAAAGACTTTAAGAAATTTGTACGTGGAATAAAAAAAGTTCTTGTTGAAAATTTAGATCAGAGTGTAAACAAAGATCGTGCATTATATTTTCAGCGTTTACTTGGTTGTGGAACAGGGCATGAGATTATTACGAAGATTGATATTTTTCTAAATGAAATTCATGCTGATCCAGAAGGATTCGGAATCGTTGAAATGGATCATGGTAAGATCAGCGATTCTGAAAAAATGAAATTGTGGGCAGCACAAGATTACAAGTGTTGGATTGATGAAGAAGAAGCTGACATTGGTGAACTTGAAGCGGCGCATATCGTTGCACGTTCCTTGGGTGGTAAAAATACAATCGATAACTATGTTTTGGTTCGTAAACAATATAATCGCAATATGGGTACAATGACACCGGAAACATATAAAGAACATTATTTTGAACATCTTTGCCAATAATTAGAAACTTTTACCGTTCGAAAAGTTGACACAGACTTCGGTCTGTGTCATACTATTATTTTAAGAGAGAAGTATCGCCTCTCAATATTTGTGCGATACAAACTATGGAGTTTTATTATGTCAGTAGCTAAATCTCAAAATGAAAAACTGGTCGAGTTTTTCAAGACCGGTAAAGATTTATCTGAAGGTCAAGCACGTGCCCGTTTTGGCGTTGCAAATCTTCCAGCACGAATTGCTGAACTTCGTGCAGAGGGTTATAGCATCTACAAAAACAAATCCAAGAACGGTCAAACCACATACCGTTTGGGTACACCAACACGTGCTATGGTAGCAGCAGCATACTCGTTGATGGGCGCACAGGCGTTTGCCTAAAATAGTTTGAAACTTTGCGGGGTGGAGGCATATATATTATGTGTCTCTACTCTTTTTTTATGGATAAATTATGCAAATACAAGTAAACCTTGAAGAATTGAGAAAGAACAAACTGTTCGTAGCAACACCAATGTATGGTGGTATGAACCACGGCCTCTATATGAAATCGTGCCTTGACTTACAAACTGTAATGATTCGTTATGGTATTGAAGTTAAATTCTCTTTCCTTTTCAATGAATCTCTCATCACACGTGCCAGAAACTATTTGGTAGATGAGTTTCTCCGCACAGACTTCACACACATGATGTTCATCGACTCGGACATTCACTTTGATCCGAACGATATCGTAGCACTGATGGCACTTGATAAAGATGTTATTGGTGGTCCTTACCCTAAGAAATCTATCAATTGGGGTAACGTAGCAGAAACCGCACGTAAGAATCCAGACTTGAATCCTAAAGAACTTGAAAACCTAGTAGGTGAGTATGTGTTCAACGTGGTTAAAGGTACACAACAATTCCAAGTTTCTGATCCTCTAGAAGTTATGGAAATTGGTACTGGTCATATGATGATCAAGCGTCAAGTATTTGAAAAAATGGAAAAAGAATATCCATCGATCAAATACAAACCAGATCACATTGGTCAAGCACACTTTGATGGTTCACGTTATATCCATGCATATTTTGATACAGTGATCGACCATGCCAACTCTATCGTTGGTGGTGGCTCAGAACGTTACCTGTCAGAAGATTATATGTTCTGTCAGATGTGGCGTAAGATGGGTGGTCAAATCTATCTGTGTCCATGGATGAAAACACAACACATTGGTACGTATGCATTCACAGGTAATATGCCAGCGGTTGCACAGTACACTGGTAGACTGTAATGGATAAGGATGCTATCAAAGCATCCCAAACAGCAACAACTGGTGGTCGTAAATTTGATGGTGGTAAAATTCGTTATGGTCTTTTACCACCATTAGCTTTAAAAGCGACAGCAGATGTTCTGACGTTCGGTGCTGAAAAATATGAACCAGGTAATTGGAAACACGTTCCAGATTCAATCAATCGATATTTCGATGCTGCTCAAAGACACATGTGGGCATACAAAGAAGGTGAAGCGATTGATCCAGAATCAGGAAGACATCACTTAGCACATGCACTTTGTTGCCTTATGTTTTTGTATGAGCATGATATACTGTATTCTGCAAGTGAAAAATAAATTTAATTATGGAGTAAATTATGAAACTGTCTAACGACACATTGAATGTATTGAAGAACTTCGCTTCTATCAATCAAGGTATTCTGTTTAAAAAAGGTAAGACTATTCGTACCGTATCTTCAGGTAAGAATATCATGGCAGAAGCAACCGTTGGTGAAGAAATACCTACTGAGTTTGGTGTCTATGATCTAAACAACTTCTTGTCTGTTATAACTCTACACAAAGAAGAACCAACAATCGATTTTGAAGATAACAATGTGCTTATCTCTGGTCTACAAGGTCGCAGTAAAATCAAGTATCGTTTTTGTAAACCAAATATGATTGTGACTCCACCAGAGAAACCAATCGCTATGCCTGACCCAGAAATTTCTTTTGAACTGACCGCAGAAGATTTTGAATGGATTCTTCGTGCTGCGAATGTTCTTTCTTCTCCACATATTGCAATCGAATCTGATGGCGATAAAATCTTTGCGACAACACTTGATATCATTAATAATTCAGCACACACTGACTCCGTTGAAATCGCAGACGGTAATGGTGACAAGTATCGCATGATATTTAAAACAGAAAACTTTAAGATGCTGTCGGGTGGGTATGATGTTAAGATATCATCTAAAGGTATTTCAAATTTCAAACATAAAACCTTAGCTATTCAGTATTGGATTGCAACTGAAACTGGTTCTACTTTTACAAAGGCAAAATAATGGCACTGAAAATGTTTACTAATGCATCGGCATCATTTGAAGATGAATCGATTGCAATTAATCCTGATATCGTAGCATCAGTATTTGAGTTGATTACTCCAGATGCAGATGCTAAACTACAGATTCGTACAGTCATCTATGGCGTCACTGGTACTGATTGGCATGTGAAAGAACCTTACCTTGAAGTAGTTGCAAGACTGAACGAAAAAGATTAAACTGTTATTTTATATTATGATTTATGTGAAAGGTTTTCATGGAACATCTTCTGTGGACAGAAAAGTATCGCCCCCAAACAGTAGAAGATTGTATACTGCCAGAACGATTGAAAGTTCCGTTTCAGGAATACGTCAATCAGAAACAGATACCAAATCTTCTGCTGACTGGTGGAGCGGGCGTAGGAAAAACGACGATAGCCAAAGCGATGTGCAACGAGATCGGCTGCGACTATCTAGTAATCAATGGTTCTGATGAATCGGGTATCGATGTATTTCGTACCAAGATAAAAAACTATGCATCATCAATGTCGTTTGCTGGTGGGCGCAAAGTTATTATCATCGATGAAGCAGACTATCTAAATCCAAACTCAACACAACCTGCTCTTCGTAATGCAATCGAAGAGTTTGCAGGTAACTGTTCGTTCATCTTTACTTGTAACTTTAAGAATCGTATCATCGAACCATTGCACTCACGATGTGCAGTGATTGAATTTGGTTTGAAGAACGGTGAGAAAGCAAAGATGGCATCTGCTTTCTTCAAACGCATCGAATCAATTCTTGATACAGAGAAAGTTGAATATGATGAGAAAGTAATTGCTGAACTTGTCAAGAAACACTTTCCAGATTTTCGTCGTGTTATTAATGAACTACAACGCTACTCTCAACTCGGCAAGATTGATGTAGGCATCCTCTCTCAGATTGGTGACGTATCTATTTCTCAGGTCGTCAAACATATGAAAGAAAAAGACTTTACATCCGTCCGTAAATGGGCAGCGACAACAGAAATTGATAGCACGACACTTTTCCGCAAGTTGTATGATAGTCTGTATGATATACTAAAACCATCCAGTATTCCTGGCGTGGTTCTAGTTCTTGCAGACTATCAATACAAACAAGCCTTTGTTGCTGACCATGAGATTAATATCGTCGCTTGTCTCACAGAGATCATGGCTAACGGTGAATTCAAATGAGTAATCCATTTGATTATGTTAATGAGATTCTTCAAGGTAAAAAGCAACTTATCGTCGATGAATTAACCGAGAAGGAGTATGTACCTTTCCTAACTAATAGGTCGCTATCTCAGCACAAAGACTGTGTTTTATTCGCAAATGAGATGAATCTTCGTCACCATTTAGACAAAAAGATGCAGAATGACTTTTTACTAAATACTGTCAGGTCTATGAAAAGACCGTTTGCGAAGTGGGCAAAGTCGGAAAAAGATGATGATATAGCATGTGTCAAAATGGTCTACGGACTTTCCGATAGCAAGGCAAGAGATGCCATGCGCTTACTAACCAAAGAACAAATCCAACAACTAAAAAAAGAAACCTTCACAGGTGGGTTAGGAAAATGACATGGTTGATATATCTAAATTTGTTGAGGTTACCCTAGTAGAACAGGATGACTTCCTGAAGGTACGTGAGACTCTGACCAGAATCGGTGTGTCTTCACGAAAAGAAAAGGTACTGTATCAATCTTGCCATATACTGCACAAGCAGGGCAAGTATTATATTGTACATTTTAAAGAACTATTTGCTTTAGATGGTAAGTTATCTACAATTACCGAGAATGATATCCAAAGACGTAACGCTATTGCCAATTTATTAGAAGAATGGGGCTTGTTAAAAATTGTGAACTATGATACAGTAGAACATAATATGGCGCCAATTCATCAGATCAAAATTATTGCTTTTAAAGAGAAGGATGATTGGGAACTGATTGCTAAATATAACATAGGTAAAAAGAAATCTGATTATTAAGATGGTGAGATATCATGTACAAAGCGAAAAACAATTTGGTGAAACTTGTAAATAAGTATACCAAAGAAGAAGTATTTACTAGAGATTACGATGATGTGATTAAAGAAGGAGCCAATGAATTCATTCGGGTCTTCACTCAATCAAATCCTCAAAGAACTTATCTTGTCAATCGCACAGCATTTGAGGTTGCCAAGTAAGTCGTGATGCCTTCGGGGTCACGTATTTTAACTTGCTTAATAAGGAGAAACATATGACTATTACTGGTCGATTCGGTCCATCTATTCTAAATCAAACGTTGGGCTTTGAAAACTTTATTCGTGATGTAGAAGCAATTCTGAATGACACTAAACCCGTAAGTAATTTCCCACCACATAATATCATCAAAGCAGATGAGAATAAGTATGTGGTAGAACTTGCCGTTGCAGGTTTTGCAAAGAATGAAATTGATATTCAAGTACAAGAAGGTAACTTGACAATTAAAGGTGAGAAGAAAGAAGGCACACCTGATATTCAATATCTACATCGTGGTATTGGTAATCGTTCTTTCACTAAAGTGATTACGATTGCAGACACCATTGAAGTGAAAGGTGCTGAATTCAAAGATGGTATTCTACGCATTGGTCTTGAGAACATCATTCCAGAACATAAGAAACCACGCAAGATTGAAATTGGTAATGAATTAAAAGAGTTTACGCCACAACTTCTACAAGAAGCTGACGCTGCATAAACGGTGGGGCTTTATGCCCCACTTATTGAAAGGTATATAATGGATAGAAATATAGAATCATACGTCAAAGTGTTCAAGATGCTTTCCGAAGAAGATTGCATTAAGACTGTCAATGCTCTTGAAGAAAAAGATAAAGAGTTTCAAACACATACTTTTTATAATTCACAAAACAATACTTACCACTCATACGAACATGAACTTTCGATAGCATATTCTCAGATCGAGACTAAAGAATTGATCATGAAGGAGATATGGAATACGTTACAAAAGTATCATAGAGAATTCAACTTTAAATGGTATCAAAGTTGGAATGGCTATTCAGAAGTTCGTTTTAATAGATATCGTACCGATACACAGATGGCATTGCACTGTGATCATATTCATTCCATGTTTGATGGACAACGCAAAGGTGTTCCAACACTCTCAATCTTAGGTTCTTTGAACAATGATTATGAAGGTGGCGAACTTGTATTTTGGGATGATACAACTGTTGAATTAAAAGCGGGTGAGATTATGATATTTCCTTCTAATTTTTTATATCCACATGAGGTTAAACTAGTGACAGAAGGCACTAGGTACTCATTCGTTTCTTGGGCATGGTGATGAAACCTAATTCAAACTTTAAAATGACAAAACCATTGAAGGTCATGTTGATCAATATGGAAGGCGAACGCAAAAAAGATTTTCGTGATGCTATGATCTCGTCGATCATAGCACCGAAGATGGACTTCAAAAAGAAAAAGAAAGAGGAGACTACCGATGAATGACATCTTAATGTTAAGTCATTTTCATAAAGAGTTTCCTTTTAACTTTAAATCATCATGGCTGAAAGCATCATACGCTGGTGAGAAAGCTCCTTATGGTTGGCACCCACCTTTTCCTGGTGAGTGGATAAACACAACAGCACAAAAAAGTATTCATGAATATCAGCATTATTATTCTGGTGTAAGTGAACATGACTTTTTAAAAGCGATGGGACAACAAGCCACTGAATATTATCTGTGGAAATATGGTCAAGCAGATTATATTGGCGTTGGTAGTTATCGTCGTTACTTGATGATAAATTTTCAAGATGTTCCATCACACAAAGTATCGGTTGCAGCGACACAAGAAAATGCAGACATTCTTTCCTCTGAAGAACAGAAAATGGGTGCGCTTCATATGCTGCAAAGATATGATGTGATTACGAATCGACCAATACAAATTAATGGCACAATTGAATCACAATACTTAGAATCACAGCCATATGAGTATTGGGATTTGTTTATCAAAGGCATCATGGAATTGTTTCCAGATTATCGTAAAGAAATTCATTGGTTCAATGGCAACACAATTAATTTTGAAACATCTTATATTATGCGTAAACAGATGTTCAAAAAATATGTGAGTGAATTATTTGAGTTGCTTGAATATGTTTGGAAGAATTGCAGCACTGCTTACCCAACAAAACAAACAACATCTGAAATATATCCATGGCGCTATCCTGGATTCTTAGGTGAACGATTCTTCCCGTTCTTCATTCATGCAAATGGGTTGAAGCCTGCTTACGTACCTTTGGTTATATTAGAATGAAACAAAAATTTATTGATGCACACATGAAAGCAGCAGAGGTATATGCTGAACTTTCTACCGCAAGAAGATTACAAGTAGGCTGCGTAATCGTCAAAGACAACACAATTATTGGTATTGGATACAATGGTATGCCATCAGGTTGGGACAATGATTGTGAGGAAATTTCATATGTCCTGAAAGATGAATGTTACTATACCGAAAAGCAAATGAAAGAAAACGGCTATAATGAAACTTCTCATGGATGGTCTAAAATGCGATCCAAGCGTGAAGTGCTTCATGCCGAAACTAATGCTATTGCTAAAGTTTCAAGGTCTACTAATTCTTCCGAAAACGCTTCATTATTTGTTACCCATGCACCATGCTTAGATTGTGCTAAAATCATTCATCAAGCAGGAATCAAAGAGGTATATTACAAAAATGCTTACCGAACTGAAGAAGGTGTTTATTTCCTAATTAAATGTGGAATACATGTAACTAAACTTGACAACGAGTAAGTAGTTTGTTATACTGTTTATAGTTTCAATTTTATGGAGTTTACTATGAGTAGCACAACTAAAGTAGCAAAACAAATCGCAGAAACAAATCCAAAGTATCCTAAAGCATACAAGTACGATGTTGTCTATCGTGAGTTTGATAACAAAGTTGAGTTGATCGGTCTTGTTGACGATCCTACATATGACATCGCAGACTTTCGTGGTCGTGAGATGTTGTTCCCTAAAAAGTGGGTAACACTTGATGTTCTTGAAACATCGATGAGGGTAGCAGCATGAGCAAAATAAAGCTAGTTACTTTCAAAACACAACAAACAATTATCTGTGATTTAGAATACACAGATGATTTCGATTTAATCGTAAAGAATCCTGTTCAAGTTATTTCTGTACCACCAAGAACTGCAAACGATACTGGTGGTGTTGGGTTTGCTCCTTACTTAGCATATGCAGAAGAATTTGATAAGGGCATCACAATCAAACAAGAAGATGTATTCTGTGTCACAACACCAGTAGATGACTTACTCAATCAATACACTAGAATGTTTAGTCGTATTGAAATCGCCCCACCTGGCTTAAAACTATGATATAATATCTTAATGTCAAAATACTACACCAACGTTGCCGTACATGGCAATCATATTTTGTTTCGTGGTGTAAACAACGGTCGGAGGATAAAGACGAAAGTTCAATATTCTCCGACTTTGTTTTTACAGTCGAACAAATCTTCCGAATGGCGTTCATTGTTTAATGATTCGCTTGAACCCATGCAATTCGAAACTATCAGAGAGGCTAGAGACTTTGTTAAACGTTACGAAGAAGTTTCAAACTTTAAAATCTACGGTAATACACGTTACGAATATGCCTATATCGCAGACAATCATCGAGGCATTGTTGATTGGGATATTACTGAGCTATCAGTTGTTATAATCGATATTGAGGTCGGCTCAGAGAATGGCTTTCCTGATCCATACAAAGCACAAGAACCAATCACTGCTATTGCTGTTCACCAATTGAATGGTGGCACTACAGTCTATGGCTGTGGTGAATATAAAGTTCAAGGTGAAGAGACTTATATTCTATGCAAAGATGAAATAGATTTATGTAAGAAGTTTCTTGCTGACTGGTCAGACAACTGCCCAGATGTTGTGACTGGTTGGAACATTAAGTTCTTTGATATTCCATATATCGTCAATCGATTCACACGTGTTCTTGGTGAAGATAGTGTGAAGAAACTTTCTCCTTGGGGTGTCTATTCACATCGTGAGACAGTATTCAAAGGTAAGACACAAACTGTCTATGATATAGTTGGTGTTGCTGCACTTGATTACCTCGAACTCTACCAATGGTATGCGCCAGGTGGTAAAGCAGTTGAGAACTATCGACTAGAAACGATTGCACAATCTGAGTTAGGCACTGGTAAGTTATCGTATGATGAGTATGATAATCTTCATCAGTTATATAAACTCGACTATCAAAAGTTTATCGAGTATAACATCAAAGACGTTCACTTGATCCTTGAGTTGGAAGATAAGTTGAAGTTGATTGAATTGGCTTTGACTCTTGCATATGATACCAAGTGTAATTATGATGATGTGTTTGCACAGACAAGAATGTGGGATGCACTGATATATAACTATCTGCTTGAACGTAAGATTGTTGTACCACCACGCCGAATCAAAAATAAGACTGAAGCATTTGAAGGTGCTTATGTTAAAGAACCACAAATTGGATTGCATAATTGGGTTGCATCATTTGACTTGAACTCACTGTATCCACACTTGATTCAAATGTATAATATCTCACCAGAAACTTTGATTGAGATTGATGACTATACAGATGAGATGAGATCAATATCATCCAAAGCATCAGTTGAAACATTACTGAATATGGAGATTGATACTAGCAAACTGAAAGGTGTAACAATCACTCCAAACGGGCAGTTCCTCAGAACAGACAAGCTAGGCTTTCTGCCGAAGATGATGGATGATATGTATGAAGATCGTAAGAAGTTTAAGAAAGAGATGTTGAAAGCGCAGCAAGATTATGAGAACGAAAAGGACCCGAAGAGGAAAAACGAAATCAGTAAATTAGTTGCAAGGTATAATAATCTACAGTTAGCTAAGAAAGTTTCATTGAACTCTGCTTATGGTGCGATGGGTTCACAGTATTTTAGATTCTATGATTTGCGTCAAGCACTTGCTGTAACTTCTGCTGGTCAATTGTCTATTCGTTGGATTGAAAACAAACTGAATGATTATCTAAACAAACTATTAAAAACTGAAAAAGATTATGTCATTGCTTCTGATACGGATTCGATTTATCTCAACCTTGGTCCACTTGTTGATAAAGTGTATAGTGCGAATGGCAACTTATCAATCTCTGGAACCAAAGTTATTGAATTCATGGACCGTGTCTGTGAAGATAAGATACAACCGTATATTGATAAAAGTTATCAAGAACTTGCTGATTATGTTCACGCATACGCACAAAAAATGCAAATGAAACGTGAAGGGCTTTCAGACAAAGGTATCTGGACAGCCAAGAAACGTTATATTTTGAATGTGTATAATAATGAAGGTGTGCAATATGCAGAACCGAAACTAAAAGTTATGGGGCTGGAGATGGTCAAGTCTTCGACTCCAGGTATCGTTCGTGGTAAGATGAAAGAGTTGATTGGTCTGATTGTTAATACCGATGAAGAAACTGTGCAAAAGTTTATTGCAGACTTCAAAGAATATTTCAAAACATTGCCAGTAGAAGACATATCTTTTCCACGTGGATGCAATGGTCTGAAAGAATACTCTGACTCTGTAACGATATATAAAAAAGGAACACCTATTCATGTTAAGGGTGCCATTCTATATAATCATTACCTGAAGCAGAAAAATCTTGTAACCAAATATCCTCTGATACAAGAAGGTGAAAAACTCAAGTTCACTTATCTCAAATCACCGAACGCATTTAAAGATATTGTAATTTCTTTCCCAACACGATTGCCAAAAGAGTTTGAGTTGCAAGATTATATTGATTACGATACACAGTTCAACAAAACTTTTCTTGAACCAATCAAGTTGATTTTGAATTGTGTTGGCTGGGAAACTGAGAAGCAATCTACATTGGAGAGTTTTTTTGGATGAAACACATACGTATAATTAAGACTGGCATTAATGTTAAGAAGATTCTGAAACAATTAGAAGAAAATGCTTCTGATTGGAACTATCAGAAAGAACTTCAACATGCTGTGGTACTTGACCCTAAGGTATATTTAAGTCAAAGTGGTGTGCTTCAATTAGTTATCGGCACGATTGATAAGCCAGGTGAATATGTATTTAATTCTGAAGGCTGTCAACCTGCTCCTGCTTATTACCGACACACTGAAGCAGTTGCATTTATGAAACGACACTTCAAAGATTTTAAACGAGCAGGCTTTCTTTCAATACCTGTTGGTGGTGAAGTTGGCAAACATAGAGACTTTGGCACTTATTACCTGGATAAAGACCGATATCATCTTTCAATTCAAGGGAGATACGAGTATACTGTAGGTGATGAAACAGCAATTATTGAGCCAGGTACTTTGTTTTGGTTTCAAAATAAACTTGAACATTCTGCAAAAAATATAGGAGACAATGTTCGCATATCATTAGTGTTTGATGTGCCACACTCTAAAAACAATCCATGATACACGCTATCTTACCTTTTCTAACTGCTATTGCTCTGTCTGGTATTGCAGCATACTATTCAGTGATAGGTCTTGCACAGATATTTCCTGGTTCATACTGGCCAATTATTATCATGGGTTCAGTGCTTGAAGCAGCAAAATTGGTAACTGTATCATGGGTGTATAACAATTGGAAGAATACATTCTCTGCATTGAAAGTATATTTTCTGATTGCTGTAGTATTGCTCATGTGTATCACATCTATGGGTATCTTTGGTTATCTTTCAAAGGCACACATCGAACATTCATCGAGTATTGCACCATTGATTGAGAAGGAATTCATTTATGATGAGAAGATCAAAACGCTTAAAGAGACGATCGAGACTAATCGCAAAAATGTCTTACAGTTGGATGCGGCGGTTGACCAAGTCATGGTACGCTCGTCGGACGAAAGGGGGGCTGAGAGGTCGAACCAAATCCGCAAAGCCCAACAGAAAGAGCGCCTACGAGCGGCTGATGAGATTGCTAGGGCGCAGACCGAAATACAAAAAATTACGGAAGAAAAGTCTCCTATATCATTGGAAATTAAAAAGGCTGAGTCAGACTTGGGACCTATAAAGTATGTTGCAGATGTAGTTTATGGTACACAAGATCGTGATTTGATTGATAAAGCAGTTAGATTAGTAATATTTACAATCATCGTTGTGTTTGATCCATTAGCAGTATTGTTGTTGATTGCTGCTAATCAAACATATCGCAGATTGAAAGGTGAACCAAAATTAGACTTGAAACAAAAGGTAGTAAAAAGAAAAAGGCTTGACAAGAATGATATGCCTAGTTTAGAATCATTCTTTGCAGATGATAAACACCAAGTAATACCGAAAGATAAAATTGCTGATATGAATGGAGATATGAATGAGCGTTCTTGATAAGTTAAAAAAGAGTTCAACAATTAAAGAGACTTCGATTCTTGCGAAGTCTCAGTTCTTTACAGAAAAGGACATGATACAAACAGGAGTGCCTATGGTCAACGTAGCACTATCTGGTAATCTAGATGGTGGTTTGACTCCAGGTCTGACTATGTTTGCTGGTCCATCTAAACACTTTAAAACTGCATTTGCTTTATTGATGGCATCTGCATACATGGAGAAATATAAAGATGCTGTTGTTTTATTCTATGATTCTGAGTTTGGCACTCCTCAATCTTATTTCGATACATTCAATATTGATACCGATCGTGTGTTGCATACTCCTATTACTGACGTAGAGCAGTTGAAGCATGACATTATGGTGCAGTTGCAGCAGATCGAGAAAGGTAACAAAGTAATTATCATTCTTGATTCGATTGGTAATCTAGCATCAAAGAAAGAAGTTGATGATGCAACAGAAGGTAAGACTGTAGCCGATATGAGTCGGGCGAAACAAATGAAGTCATTGTTCCGTATGGTCACACCACACTTGACTATCAAAGATATTCCAATGATTGTTGTGAATCACACATACAAAGAGATTGGTTTATATCCTAAAGATATCGTTGGTGGTGGTACAGGTTCATACTATTCAGCAGATACAATTTGGATTCTTGGTCGTCAGCAAGAGAAGACCGGCACCGAAATCACAGGCTACAACTTTATTATTAACGTTGAAAAGTCCCGCTTCGTTCGTGAAAAGTCTAAGATTCCTGTGACAGTTTCATTTGATGGTGGTATCAATAAGTATTCTGGTCTACTTGATATTGCACTTGAAGGTAACTTTGTGAACAAGCCATCGAATGGTTGGTATGCAAAAGTTGACCAAGAGACAGGTGAGATTGGTGACAAGAAACGATTTGATGATACACAGAATGCAGAATTCTGGAATGATATTCTTGCTAGTGAGAAGTTTAAAGAGTATGTAAGGAAACGTTATGAGATCACGTATGGAAGCATTATGGGAGAAGATACAGTTTTGGAAGAAGAATCCAAAGATGCAGCTTGAATTCCGTGAAGACTACGACTTGTTTCAAGAAGACGGGTACACCAGTGTAAATATCCTCAAGGGTAAATATGCTGGTGTAGTTTACCACTACGGTTATGCACAAATAAAAGAGGAAGAAGAAGTTGCAAGAGTACACTTTGATTATACTCTTGTTGAGTCTGGCGACTTTACATTTGATGAACTAACCGAAGATAAAGAACTGCACAAAATCATGGGTGATATTCTAACTGAAATCTTGTGGTCTAAGATTGAACATGATAAAATGCAATCTGAGACTGAAATACAAGAAATCAAGGACTTTGACATTTAATGAAACGACTAGAAACTACCATCCTAAAGAATTTGATTTTTAACGAAGACTATACCCGAAAAATCTTACCATTCATCAAGAACGAATACTTTCAAGACTCTACAGAAAAGATAGTATTTAATGAAATCAACTCACACATACAAGAATACAAACATCTACCAACCTACGAATCTCTAGTAATCAATTTCACAGAATCTAAAAAACTGACCGAGCAACAAGTTCGTGATGCAGTTGAAATGATTCGTGAGATTAATTCCGAGAAAGATGAACCGACTGATGTTGATTGGTTGACGAATCAAACTGAAAAGTTTTGTCAAGATAAAGCAATCTATAATGCCATCATGAAGTCGGTGAAGATTCTTGATGACAAAGATAACCGAGATAGCAAAGGCGCTATTCCTCAGTTATTGAGTGATGCTCTTGGTGTATCGTTTGATTCATCTGTGGGGCATGATTATATTGCTGATTCAGATAATCGATATGACTTCTATCATAAGCACGAAACAAAAATTCCTTTTGACTTAGACATCTTCAACAAGATTACCAAAGGTGGATTACCACAGAAAACTTTGAACATTGCGTTGGCTGGTACTGGTGTTGGTAAGTCTTTGTTCATGTGTCACGTTGCGGGTTCTTGTTTGTCACAAGGTTTGAATGTATTGTATATCACAATGGAGATGGCTGAAGAACGAATCGCCGAACGTATCGATGCGAATTTATTGAACATTGATATTGCAGATTTAAACTCTATCAGTAAACAAGATTATGACCGCAAGTTCTCTGCGTTGAAAGTGAAAACACAAGGTAAGCTAATCATTAAAGAGTATCCGACTGCGGCAGCATCATCGTTGCACTTCCGTGCTTTGTTAAATGAATTGCAACTAAAGAAGAGTTTCAAACCTGATATCATCTTTATTGACTATCTTAACATTTGTGCAAGTGCTAGAATCAAAGCTGGCTCTAACGTCAACAGCTACTCCTACATCAAAGCAATTGCAGAGGAATTAAGGGGTCTAGCGGTCGAGTTCTCTGTGCCAATCGTATCTGCTACTCAGACAACACGAAGCGGCTTCTCCAGCTCTGATCCGGGTCTAGAAGACACGTCCGAGTCCTTTGGTCTACCTGCAACCGCTGATTTTATGTTTGCTTTGATAAGTACCGAAGAGTTGCAACAATTGAATCAAATCATGGTCAAACAGTTAAAGAATCGATATAATGATCCGAATACATTCAAACGATTCATGGTAGGTATTGACAGAGCCAAAATGAAACTGTATGATGTAGAACAATCTGCACAAGAAGATTTGGTCGATGCTGGTCAAGTAGATGACAAGCCATTAAATTCTTTCGGCGAACGTGAAAGACTTAGTGGTATGAAAAACAAGTTTGGGGGATTTAAAGTATGAGTTATGTAAGAACGTATGAGAATGTTCTTCCTAAGATTTTTTGTGACAGCACTATCAAGAAATTTGAAAAGCATACAGCACAACAGAAAGAAACTTATCTTGAGGGGCATCGTTCGTTCACAGAAATTAATCTGAACGAAAATACTATTATCTGGAAGAAAGAAATCGATTATCTCATCGACACGATGCAATCATGCTTGAAACAGTATAAAGAAGATGTTGGCATCGATCCTATGTCATGGCCACAGAAGCATGGCTATGAGCAGTTGCGTATGAAGCGTTATCTACCGAACGACAAAGACGAGTTTAAGTTCCATGTCGATGTACAAGATTATTCTTCAGCACGTAGATTCTTGGTTTACTTCTGGTACTTGAATGATGTGGAAGAGGGTGGCGAAACAGCATTTCAGTTGAATCAAACTCAGCCGGTTAAACTGAAAGTAAAACCTCAGATGGGTAAACTGCTGATGTTCCCACCGCTTTGGACTCATCCTCACGTTGCATTCAAGCCAGTCGGTAGCCCCAAGTATATCATTGGGGGGTATTTACACTACGTTTGAAGTATAAATACTCTAATAAACTGGAGGATTTATGGCAGCGCAACAAGGCTTTGAGTATGAAAAAAATGCTGCAACAGAATTGAAAAAATATGGCTTAGTACCAAAAACTTTCGTTCCAGCCGGTGCCGGACATGACCAACCAGATTTGATGTTAGAATACAAAAAAATTAAAGCTGGTTGTGAGTTAAAAATCAGTGCCGCTTCGGCTGGCTCTTTAGTTTTAAAATACGATTCTAAAGACAAGAAAAACCCTTGGAAATTTGGCGATATAAAACAAGATGACAGTGAAAAATTATTCATCAAAGATTTAGCAAATGAAGTTGGGTTGTTTAGTATTATTAAAAAACAATGGACTGAAATTCCATATAAAAGAGAAAAAGATACAACATGGGAAGCAACTGCTGGTAAGTTGACACCGAAAAAAAGATATGAGCGTGATCGTGATACATTCAAAGATATACGTGGTGAAATACCAGCGACTAAAATAGAAGAGTATTATAATAAAAAAGATACTTATTATGTGAATGTTGGAACACATGGGTTTTATTTGATGGGAATTAGAAATCCTTTAAAACTTTCTGATGTTCCTAGATTTGGTAGTTCTGCAAAAGCAACATATAGGGCACGTGTACAATACAAAGGAAACGATAATTATCAATTCACATTCGAAATGCAATTTTCGATTCCTGCAAACAAAAAATCTACTTATAATATTGCTCCAGTTGACGGTAAAACAGTAAAAATTATAAAAAACGAACTCAATTTAAGTTGTTTTAATCTATGAAATTTTCAGAATACATAACCGAAGCAAAAGAAGGTAAGAATGTTCACCTAGAACATCTTGAAGATAACATTTTTAACAATGGTGTGTCTGGCGCAAGAGAAGCGATTAACTTTTTGCGTTCACTACGTAATATGTTAGCAGGGCATTCTGATGTTAAAGTAAACGTGACAACAAAATGGGATGGTGCACCTGCAATATTTTGTGGTATCAATCCAGAGAATGGTAAATTCTTTGTTGGTACAAAATCGGTATTCAACAAGAATGCTAAACTAAATTACACCGATGCCGACATTGACGAGAATCATCCATCAGAAGGTTTGAATGATAAGCTAAAGATTGCACTTGCATATCTACCTAAGTTAGGCATCAAAGGTATTCTGCAAGGTGATATGATGTTTACCAACAGCGATTTGAAACATGAAACAATTGATGGTGAAGAGTATATTACATTTCAACCAAACACGATTGTCTATGCAGTTCCAGTAAATACTAAACTAGCGAAGATGATGATGGCTGCACAACTCGGTATTGTGTTTCATACATCGTACACGGGTAAAGATATTGAGAACATGAAAGCATCATTTAATATTGATATCGGTCATTTGACAATGACTAAAGATGTTTGGTTCCGTGACGCATCATTCACTGACGCATCTGGCTCAGCCACGTTCACAGAAAAAGAAACAGCAGATTTAACATCTATTCTTTCACAAGCGGGTAGATTGTTTAATACAATACCTGCACTGACTATGAATAAGATATCATCGTCCGAAACATATTTGCTACAAATTAAAACATACAACAATACAAAAATACGTGAGGGGCAAGAGATTCGTGATACCAGAGCGCATGTAAATGGTTTAATGAAGTGGGTAGAAGATAGATTAAATAAAGAAATTTTAGCAGCAAAGAAAGAAGAAACAAAACAAAAACGCATCAAAGAGAAAACCGAAGTCATGCGTTTCTATCGCACCAATGCTGCACAGTTGAAACAGATATTTGACTTGATGAATTTGATTATTGAAGCAAAGTTGATGATCATTCGCAAGTTAGAAACTATTCGATCAATCGGTACATTTGTTCGTACTGATGATGGATTCAGAATCACAGCACCAGAGGGGTTTGTTGCTGTGGATAAATTAAAAGGTAATGCATTGAAACTTGTTGATCGTTTAGAGTTCAGTCATCAAAACTTTAATGCTGCTAAAAATTGGTCTAAGTAATAATTTAATGGAGAATTGTCATGGAAATACAATCAGGACCCGTAACATATAATTTTGTAGGTGGTGGCGTACCAAGCGGACCAGCTAAAATATCACCGCCCATCAATCAAGCTGCACCATGGCGTGTGGTTGGTATGAAAAAAGTGATTGAAGAATTTGAACGCCCAATTAATGCATTAGAAATCGGTGCTTGGTATGGTGAAGGTTCAACACGTATTTGGTTAGAAGCTCTGCATGAAAAGTCAAGTATCACATTGATTGATTCTTGGAAGCCATATTCGACACCGAGAGATTATCAAGATTCGATGTTCGATTACAAGAAGATGGATGATATGACACATGATGCATATATCAATACTATCGATGTTGTTAGAGAATACGAAGCAAAGAAAGACCTAGATATTACTATCATTCGTGGTAACTCAAAAAATTATCTTAAAAACTTTGCTGATAATACATTTGATTTTATTTACATTGATGGTGACCATCATTATGATGCAGTCAAAGCTGATATCGTAAATGCTAAACGAATGATTAATCAGAACCTTGGAGTTATCTGTGGTGATGATTATGAGAATGATCCCACACCAGAAATGGTTGAACTTGCAAGAAAGAATACCGACATCGATTTTCTCAAAGAGCCTGGCGTAAATCATTTCCATCCAGGTCCATTACTTGCAATCTTTGAAGAGTTCGATGGTGAAGTAAATCGTGATGATGGATTCTGGTGGGTATACATAAAAGATGGTAAATTTACAAAAGACAAACCAGAGGGTTTTAAATAAATGGCATATGACATAAACAAGATTATGGCAGAATATGGAGATAATGATTTTGGTTTCTCCACAGTCGATGAAGTCGAGTATCAAGCAGTTATTGCTGAGAAAGATGGTACAGTTCAAGAGTATAAAGATCGATTGACAGAGATTGAAAAAATCATTATGCCATTTCTGACTAATCTTTTAAAGTCGCAATCACAACCTTATATTCATTGGCCTAATCGTGGTCCAATCATCGAGAAACAAATACAGAAAATTCTTACTTTAACGAGGGGCTAATGGTTAGTATCACGCCAGCAGCAGCAAAGAAAATCAAAAGCATCATTGATGCTGAGGACCCATCTTTAAAGTTGCGTGTATTTGTTGAGGGTGGTGGCTGCACAGGATTCAAATATGGATTCTCTGTAGAAGAACTGCCACCCGCAGATGATGATTTTACATTTGAAAAAGATGGTGTTGGAGTTGTTATAGATAGTGTTAGTATGCAGTATATGACTGAAGCGGAAATAGATTATACCGAAAGTTTGATGGGTTCTAATTTTACTATTCGTAATCCTAACGTCACTGCAACCTGTGGTTGTGGTTCATCTTTTGCCGTATGAAAACATTTAAAGAACATATAAACGAAGCCAGTATCTATGATAAGGATGTGATAACTCTAGGTAAACTAGAAAAGACTGGAAAGATTGTCCGAATACTGAAAAAGGCACACACTGTTGCTTTCAGTAAGGACAAAGATTGGTTAATGATTGATACTGATTTTGCTAGAGGTAAGAAAAGTAATAGTCAGAGATGGATTCCTGCATCAACAAAGTTTAGTTGGGTAAAAGAATTCAATAATAAAGACGATGTGGCGTATTTGACAAATAAACCAATCCGTGAAAAACAAGAGTTTGTTTCAAAAGCAGGTGCTGGTGAGTGGGGTAGACCAGAACTTAGAGACAAATATATAAAAGATACTCCTGGTCAAAGTAAGAAACTATATAAGAAATACACTAATTAATTTTCACGTGAGGATATTATGAAAGATTTGATCGTTGGCTGTGCCACGAATTATGATTGGTCCAAATTAAAGTATTGGGTCAACTCTATCAACGAATCGGGCTTTACAGGCGATAAAGTTTTGGTTCTCATGAACTGTGATAAAGAAACTGTAGGTAAAATAACCGAAGCAGGTTTCTCAATCATAGGTTTCAATCAAGACAAAGAGGGCAACTTAACCTATCAGTCAAACTTGATGGTTCACGTTGAACGTTTCATTCACATCTATAAACTATTGGCTAAGAATGAATATCGTTTTGTAGTTACTACTGATGTTAAAGATGTTATCTTTCAAAAGAATCCATCTGAATGGTTAGAAAAGAATTTACCTGATTCAGAAGATTTGGTATTTTCTTCCGAAAGCATGAAGTATAAAGATGAGCCGTGGGGTCGTCAGAACTTAACAGAATGTTTTGGTCAAGGTATCTATGAAGACTTTAAGAACAACACTATCTTTAATGTTGGTGTAATTGCAGGTCGTGGATATGCAATGAAAGATTTGATGTTGAATCTGTTCGTGCATTCAATCAATCGACCAATTCCTATTGTTGATCAAGCAGTATTCAATCAACTTATTTCGAGACACCCATATTTAAAGACAAGCAAGTATACCGTATCAGAAGACGGTTGGGCATGTCAATTGGGCACCACTGCCGATCCAAGTAAGATTGATGAGTTCAGACCTCATTTGCTAGAACCTTCACCGAAAATTGAAGGTGATAAAGTTGTAACTTCTACTGGAATAGAGTATACTATAGTTCATCAATATGATCGTGTTTCTGAATGGAAGAAAGTGATAGAGGAAAAATACAATGGTCTATGAAAAAATGTACATTGATGGAGAAGAAACTACTTCATCTAAACCGAATCTAAAAGAAATATTTTGGAAGTTAGACAAAGGTTCTACTAAATGGTCAGGTTACTTTGATGTATATGAAAGACATCTGAGTAAGTTTATTGGTAAGAAACCACGTATACTTGAGATTGGTGTTCTTGGTGGCGGTTCTATTGAGATGTGGTTGAAATACTTTGGTGAAGGCACAGAAGTTGTTGGTATTGATATTAATCCAGAATGCAAGAACTATATGTATGATGGTCAGGTAGAAATTGTGATGGGTGATCAAGGTGATCCACAATTTTGGGATAAGTTTCTATCAGATCGAAAAGCATTTGATATTGTTATCGATGATGGTTCACATGTAATGAATCATCAAATTACTACATTGAATAAAGTATTTCCACATTTAAACACTGGTGGTGTATTCATCTGTGAAGATACTCACACAAGCTACTGGCCACAACCTTGGGGTGGTTCATTCCGTGGTGCTGGCACGTTCTTAGAACATGCTAAACGCACGACAGACATTTTAAATCAGCAGCACTTTCAAGGTCAACCAATGATGCCTGAAGTTTTATCAAACTATCAGTGCTTGTACTCTGTTGCATTTTACAACAGCATGGTTGTATATGAAAGAGAAGCACTGAAACCATTTGCCATTACTGATAACAGAGAAAACATTGGGCGTGATCTATGAAAATAGCATTGTGTTTGTCTGGTCAAGCCAGATCATTTAAAAAAGGTTTTGAGTATCACAAGAAAAATTTACTAGACAAGTATGATGTGGATGTATTCATTCATACGTGGAAAGCAGATGGTATTGATGAACTAGCAGAACTTTATAAACCTGTTGATATTCAGATCGAAGAGCCTTTAACAGAAGACTATGATTCGTTCTATACAAATACACCGAATCCTGCTAAATGGCCACCACGTTTCACTGTGGCTATGTTTTACTCCATGTATAAAACAAAAGAGATGAAAGTCTCTTACGAAATGAAAAACAAATTCACATACGATTGGGTTGTCAAATCACGACCAGACTATGCTTTGAATATTGTGATACCATTTGAAGAACTTGACAATACAAAGCTATATGCTCCTAATTGTCGTATGTCACCTAACAGAGATTTTTGTAATGATCAATTTGCTTTTTCTTCATCAGCAATTATGAATGATCGCATGGCAATCTATACTTACATGGATCACTTTTATGATCAACAAGTTGATATGATTGGTGAAGATATGCTTCAAGCGTTGATGTATGAAAAGAATTTGGTTGGTGATAAACTTGTGTATGTTGATATGGACAATCCATTTCCTCCTGGTCCACACAATGGCACATGGCATTCATTGATTCGTGATGACTATGAGCGATGGACAGGGTAGTAAAAGAACTGAAGGGTCATTCTGGTAGTAAAGTATATTTGATGCAGAATGATGATAGACTTTTTATTCGTAAAGTGGGCAACATAGAACGAAACATAGAAAGACTTTCTCATCTAGCAGAAAACTATCCAGTACCTAAGATATATCAAACTGAACCTCATTTCGACATGGAATATTTTCATGGTATCGATATGAAGAATTATCTTAGGGCTAACACAGTAAATGAGTTAGCAAATTTTATTATTAGTTTGCTGGAGAAGTTTGCATCAAATTCTGTAGATAAAGATTATACAGACACTTACTATCAGAAGTTGAGTTGGTTGGATGATAACACAGAACTTCCATTTAGTAAAGAAGAGTTCATATCTAAACTACCAAAAGTTCTACCACATTCAAACTATCATGGCGACTTGACTTTAGAGAACATACTCAAAACTAAAGATAGATTCTGCCTGATTGATGCTGTAACGATTGAATATGATTCTTACATATTTGATGTAGCCAAACTAAGACAAGATTTAGAATGTAAGTGGTTTCTGCGAAACAATCGAATCAAGTTGGATGTCAAGTTGCAAAATTTGCAAGACACTATACTGAAACGATTTGAACTGGCTAATAACGATTACATTTTAATTTTGATGCTACTAAGAGTTTATCTACATACAGAACCAAATGATAGTAATCGAAAATTTATATTAAGAGAGATTAATAGATTATGGAAATAATTGTACCGGCAGCAGGAGCATCGAGTAGATTTCCTGGTATGAAACCGAAATATTTGTTATATGATTATGCACACAAGATGATGATTCAACGTGCGTTGGCACCATATTATGGTCATAATATCACCATCGGTATTCTCAGAGAACATGATGCTCATCATTGTGCATCAGAATATCTTAGACATGAATTTGAAGATGATTTGTCTATTCATATATTAGATAAATTGACTAGAGGTCCTGCCGATACTGTCTACCAAATAATTAAAAGTCGCAATATTAATCCCGATGCAGCACTATTAATCAAAGACTGTGACAACTTCTTTGACCATGAAATGACAGAAGGTAATTATGTTTGCGTTTCTAATATCTCAAATCATGAAGTATTGAAGAAACTTGCATCAAAGAGTTTTGTTATCTCAAACGAACAGGGTATCATCACCGACATCATAGAAAAAAATGTTGTCTCTGATACATTCTGCGTTGGTGCATATAAGTTTGCAAGTGTAAGAATGTTCTGTGAAGCATTTGAAGAACTTGATACCCAGAATGAAATCTTTGTCTCTGATGTTATTCAACGTTGCCTGCACAAAGGACATATTTTTACGGAGAAGATGGTAACGAATTATATTGATGTTGGAACCGCAGCAGACTGGTTTGAATATAACGATAAGCCTGTTATCTTTTGTGACATCGATGGAACAGTAATGGTAGCACAGGGGCGTGTAGGCAAAAACTGCTACGACGATGCACCAATCCCACTACAAGATAACATAAACAAGATACTAGAGTATCAATCTAAAGGCGCACAAATTATATTTACCACAGCAAGAAAATGGAACACGTGGAATAGAACCGTAGAACAACTAAATGAGTTGGGATTCAAAGACTACAGAATAATTATGGAACTGCAAAATTCTAAACGAATTGTTATTAATGATTTTAATAATGCTAATCCATATCCACGTGCAGAAGCTATAAACATTCAACGTGACACTAACGAATTAACGAGATATCTATGAGTATATTACCAAACAAAACATTATTCATTGTAACGTCAGCACTTAATGCTGACATGGGTACAATCAGTCGTGATGATAGATTTGAGCAAACACTGAGAGGTTTGCTATCTCTTCGTAAGAAAGTTCCAAATGCAATAGTTCTATTGGCTGATGGTTCACCACATAAACTTGAACAAGAAAAAATTCAAGCATTATCACGTTATGCCAACTTTGTTGCTGACTTTTCTGGCGACAAACAAATCAATGAGTTCTCAGTAAATCATCGTAAGAGTGAAGCGGAAAATGTGTTGCTTATTAAAACTCTTCTTTTGTTCAAGCAAGACTATGGGCTGATGAAGATGCTACATTCAATCAATAGAATCTTTAAGCTGTCTGGTCGGACTGATATCCTAGACGATTTTAATTTAGAAGGTCATAATCACTTTGGTAGATACGTATTCAAGAAACGTATACCAACTTGGCTCACTGATTCCCGCAAAGAGTTGGCCACAGATTTGTTGATTACCCGCATGTTTTCGTTCTGTCCATCACTGCTTAATGACTATATTGACGTTATGGATAGCAACATCAAGCTAATGATACAGACTAGAATCGACACAGAACATGCTCATTTTTTGAACATCGACAAAGATTATTTGGTAGAATTAGACAAAATTCACTGTCAAGGGGCTGTAGCCTCAACCGGTGAGATTGAGATTTACTAAATACAAGAAAACGTAACCCTGCTGTAGAGGCGGATAGATGAAATTTAGCGATTTTCTGCGAGAGCAGAAAGAAAAACATGCTGTATTAGCGTATGGGCGTATGAACCCCATAACTGCTGGTCACGAAAAATTAGTCCAAAAGGTCACAGATGTGGCTGGCGCTGTTCGAGGCTCACATCAAATCGTTCTGTCACATTCACACGATTCCAAGAAAAATCCTCTATCCGTAACACAAAAAATCAAACACGCTAAACGTGCGTTTCCTGGCGTCAATTTCAAAGCCGCATCTAAAGAAGCAGCAACGTTCTTCGATCATGCTGAAAAGCTATATCATCAAGGCGTAACTCATCTTCATATGGTCGGTGGTTCTGACCGTGTAGAAGAATATGAAAAACTTCTAAACAAATACAACGGCACACATCCAGGTGCTCGATTCAATTTCAAATCAATCAAATTACATTCTGCTGGTCAACGTGATCCAGATGCAGAAGGCGCCACTGGCATTTCAGCAAGTAAAATGCGTGAGTTTGCTGGCAAGGGTAACTACAAAAAATTCAAACAAGGTGCTCCATCTACAATGTCGGATGAGCATGTCAAACAAATGTATAATGATGTACGCAGAGGCATGAATCTGCATGAACAAATTCTAGCAGAAGGTGTGCATGATAAAGGTATCTTCAAAGCAGTATTCTTAGCAGGTGGTCCGGGTTCAGGTAAAGACTATGTTCTATCAAACACACTTGATGGGCAAGGTTTAGTTGAAATTAATTCAGATAAAGCACTAGAGTATCTGATGGATAAAGAACAACTCGATAAGACGATGCCAGGTAATGAAGCAGCACAACGAAATGCTGTTCGTAAAAAAGCAAAAGATATCACAGAGATTCGCAATCGTTTAGCACTTCAAGGTCGCAATGGTTTAATCATTAATGGCACTGGCGATGATCCAGAAAAGTACGCTAAGATTAAAAAGAAACTTGAAGCGATGGGCTATGATACTTCAATGATTATGGTTAACACTGATGATGAAGTATCGAGACAGCGAAACATTGAACGTGGGCAACGTGGTGGACGTACTGTACCAGAAAACATTCGTAAAGAAAAATGGGAGTCTGTACAAAAAGCACGTGGCGAAATGGCAAAGATATTCCGTAACAACTATGTTGAGTTTGATAACTCTGAAGATTTGCGTCAAGCATCACCTGATGTTGTAAAAGCAAAAAAAGAAGAGATGCAACAAATCTTTAAACAAATTCAAAAGTTTGTTAATGCACCACCAAAACATGAAAACGCAAAGAATTGGATTGCTTCTGAGTTAGGTAAGAAAGATACTGCACCAATCAGCAAAACAGCACAACCTCATCCAAAAGCACAAACACATGGTGAAATGAACACGATGGGTCTAGAGTATTATGGCTTTGGTCGTTACGGTAAGAATGGTAAAGTAACACATCGTTCAGTGCATGATCGTTTAGTGCCTGTAGATAAGATTGCTAAGACTGTAGAAAAGCATAGAACTAAAATGGCTAAGGTTGCTGAGAAAACAAAGCCTAAAAAAGTAAACGAAGCATTTGAAGATTTCTTACAAGAAGCAGTCACAGTTACAATCACTGGTGATACAGCAGAAGAAGTCAACAAAATGTTCAAAATGCTAAAGAATGAAGGTGATGATAGAGATGATGTTGAAGAATCCGCAGAAAAGTATGGCACAACATTATCAAACAATGGTGCTATCAATGCACTGTTGCTTGGCACATCAATGATTAAAGAAGCTGTGGAGAAGAAACAAAAACTCATGCACGATAAGAATGGAAAACCAAGAGTGTTTCATTTCCGTATGTCTGCTGCAAAAGAAGCACATCGTAACAATGGCACAGTTCATAAAGTTGGAAAAAATTACGTTGTCAAAATTAGAGAGGACTTAAATGAAATATCTTCACCAGATAATAATTCTATTGAAGCGGTTTATGGACAAAATTTCTCCACCCCCGATGCAAAACAACTCGGTAAAGTCAGAACCGGTGTTAGAGCCTCTAAACCAGCCCTCGACAAACCAGTCTCAGAACACTGTGGATATGAAGACGGACACCCCGAAATCCAAGCCCGCAAAAAAATCACCCTCATCGACCTCAAAAAGAAAGTCAAAGAGTCCATCGACAAAGGCATAGAACCTGGTCTATCAATGGCAGGTGCTGGTGAATCACCTGCTAGAGATATGGGTGAGAAGTTGAGCAAGAAAGGTAAAGCAACACAGATTGTTCCATCTTCAATCACTGAATTGACTGGTGATGAAACTGGTGCATCTATTGGCGATCAAAAAGAAGATGAGTTGAAGAAAAAAGGTATCTCACTTACAACATTTAAAAAGAGAAACTATGTATGAAATCATTTAATAAATTCTTAGATGAAGCTGGTCCTTGTTGGGCAGGATACAAACCAGTTCCAGGTAAAAATAAATTCGAAAAAGGTTCATGTGTTAAAGAAGATGCAAACGCAGCAAAACAAGCAGCGATTGCCATTCACATGAAACAAAAAGGAATTAAACCTAAGAACGAAGAAGTCGAACAGATTGATGAGACTGAAGCATGGCAGCGTAAAGAGGGGCAGAATCAAGAAGGTGGTTTGAATCGTAAAGGTATTGCTTCATATCGTGCAGCACATCCGGGTTCACACTTGTCGATGGCTGTAACAACAAAGCCAAGTAAATTGAAAGCTGGTTCTAAAGCAGCGAACAGACGCAAATCATTTTGTAGTCGTATGAGTGGTATGAAAAGTAAACTAACATCTGCAAAGACTGCACATGATCCAGATTCACGTATTAACAAAGCATTAAGAAAGTGGAATTGCTAAATGGCACAATGGCGTGGTGATACTCAAACGTTTGATCAAGCAATATCTAGAAGATATGAGGTGATGATGTTGGCTAATAATGCCAACGGAGACATCGTATCTGCTAGTAATCCATTACCTGTAACACTAGGTTCTAGTAATATTACAATTACTGGAGATGTTAATGTAGGAACAACAGTTAATGTTGCTAGTTCTCCAGAGAATCCAGTTCATACTCATATTACAGAAGTTGGAACAAGTGGATTATTAACAGTGCCGTATTTACCAGTCGGTGGCACTGTTAATATTGGCACTATGCCAGAGGTAGAAATTAAAAACGATTCTGGTAATCCTGTACCAGTATCAGGCACAGTAGAATTAGCCAACGCAACAATAAATGCATTAGGAATACTTTTTGATTCTTTAAATATAGGAGGACCAGTGGACAGATTAGTGACTGGAACCAAAGAAGCGATTCTTTCATCGAATGGCACATTAATAGTTCCAGGAAGTATAATACCTTCACTTAATACTGTATTTTCATTAGGCGATCAGTATCACAAGTGGGGTGATCTTTGGGTTGGTCCAAATACCATCAACATGACAGACACAGCAACTGGTAATATCGCTGCTTTGTCTGTTACGAATGGCGTATTACAAATAGATGGTGCTAATCAGTTACAAGTAGGTCAGTTGAAGTTTGTTGATAATACAATTCAGTCTACTACTGGTAATATTACTATTCAAATTGGACAGACAGGTGATACATCCAATTTAGTATTCAATCGTAATGTAGTTACCGCCGAAGGTAAAACTATTACTGCTAATGGAGCATTCTATCCACTAAAAGGTATCACTCATCCAGTAAGATTAACAACAATACCCGCCAATACGGTTTCTATCAATTTTGAAACCGATGAATTAATTCACATTCATACACCAGCACCCAATACAATAGTTACAGCCACAATATTAAATTTAGCAAATAATATAGGCAAAACGATTGAAATTTGGACTATGAGTTCTGCTGGAGGCAACACACAATTCAATCATGGTGTAAATAGTTCACAAGCAACAAATGGACAATCATTTTTTCTAACATCAAGAATTTCAATGTATATCAAATATTTCAACTTAGATGGAACTACAGGAAATCTTTTCGTAACTGCCATCGGAAATAATTTAATATAAAAATAAAAATAGGAGAATCAAATGTCATTTTTAAAAGACAAATCACTAAAAGGCGTAGCAGAAGCAGTAATGAAAGTTATTGAAGCTGAACAAAAAGCAAAACAAGATTACGACCATGATGGTAAAGTCGAAAGCCCAAAAGCTGAGTATCTTGGTTCACGCATTCGTGCTGCCAAACTTGCAGGTAAACTGAAAGAAGAAACTCAACCAGAAATGCTGAGTGAAAGTGATAAATGGATCGCTGGTGCAATCAAGAAGCCAGGTGCTTTGCATCGTAAACTTGGTGTACCTGAAGGTGAAAAGATTCCTGCTGCTAAAGTTGCAGCCGCAGCAAAAAAAGGTGGTGAGTTGGGCAAAGAAGCACGACTAGCACAAACATTAAAAAAGCTGCCACGCCATCACGGTCCACGTAACGAAGAAGTTGAACAGTTACAAGAATATGAATCCAAAAATGGTGTGTTTAAACACAAAGCCAAACTTGCTATGGGTGCAAAGTATGGTGAATCCGACTACTCAAAAGGTGGTGAAGAAGATACCGAATCGAAAAAAGATTTAGATTATCAAAAGAAATCTAAAACTACTGGCGCTCGTCAGAACAATTTCAATCGTGGCAAGTCAACTGGTTACACTTACAAACCAAAATCTAAAGCTATGAAAGAAGATACAGAAGAAAAATTATCTTTCACAGAAATGCTACAACTGTATAATGAAGCTGGCGTAGAAGTTATTGCTAAGATTGTTCCAGAAACAGTTAAGTTTGGTGACCAAGAAGTTGAAGTTATCGACGCAGATAAAATCAATGGTGCAATCGAAACTACTGTTGTTGAAGGTGCATCGAATGACCAATTTAATGCACAACTAAAAACAGCGGAATGGAAATCAGCAACGAAAGATGATGACACTGTTAGACCAATAAAGAAAAAAGCAGATGTTGCTGGTGCAGCCTCTCTTGGAGTCAAAATACAAAAAGAAGAAGCGGAACTTGAAGAAAGAGCAAAATGGAGAACATCTAGCATTGCTCATGACACAGGTTATCGTAAAGATGGCTATCATGGTGGTATTGAAAATACAGCCGATACTGGTAAGGAAGATTTGTTGAGAGGTCGTTCTATGAATTCTCGATATGGATCACCAAAAAAATCTGACATAAAGGTATTGAAAAAGAGCATCACAAAAAATCTTTCTCAAATGAAAAAAGAAGAAGCGGAACTTGAAGAAGCCAGAGGAAAAGAAATTATTTTAGATAAGCCTGCTAAACATGGCGAATTTCAAAATAGAGGTAAACAAACTGGTGGCGGACTTAGAAAACTTCAAACAGCCATTACAAAAAGAATGACTGATGACAAGCCAAAGAAAACAAACGAAGAAGTGGAACAGATTGATGAAATCTCTAAAGAGACTGCTGGTAAATATTTGACTGCACCACAAGGTAAAGGCGCTAACAAATATAAAGTTAGTGCAGATAAAGCAAGTTATCCTGATATCGGAACAATGAATAAACATGCCACTAATGTACGTAGAGCATTGCAGAGAAGTGATAGCAGTTCAATCTATAAAAAACCATCTTACTACAAAGAAGAAGAGCAGTTAGATGAAACATTGCCAGCAAGTGCAACAGCTGGTGATTACATCGATGATTTTGTTCATTCAAAAAATCCAAAATTTGAAGGTAAGTCTAAAGAAGAACGTAAGAAAATGGCATTAGGTGCATTCTACGCCAAGAATAAAGGTAAGTAATATGGCAACGAAGAAAATGAAAATTAACTTCAAGATGCCAACACCGACTGCTGCTGAACGGCTACATGCACAGCAACAAAAGAACAGGAAGGCCGCTGGTCTTCCTGACCCTTCCGAGTATAAGAAGAAGTTGGATGCTATGAAGTCTGAAAATTACGAAGAAGATGATGGTCCACTGTCGCAAGAGCAGTTGAATGAAATTTCTGCACAACTCAAAGCATCGTATGTATCTGGTGCCAAGAAACAGATAAAACAATCTATGCCATTTACTAAAAAGAGTGATGAGTATAGAGATATTGCCAAGAACTTTATTGCCAAACGTCAAAAAGGTATTGCTAAAGCAAATGAAGAAGTTGAGCAATTGGATGAGTATGAATCAAAAGGTGGTGTGTATAAGCACACAGCAAAACTTGCCAGCTCACATAGTTATGGTGGTGAACCAAGAAAATTGCATGATCCAGGCAGTGTTTTACATAAATCACAAGTAAGTCGTGATGATAAAACATTTGATATAAAATGGGGTAATGGTGCTTTATCCAAAGCACAATCAAAGAAAACTTTGATGAACGTGCATAAGAATCTTCCAGAAGAAGTTGAACTGCTGGACGAAATGCCAGAATCAAATATGAAAGTCAGAGATGTACATTCACATTTGAAAAAAGCAGGATGGGAACTAGCACGTAGCAAAGGTGGGCATGATGTATTCAAGCATCCAAAAGCAAAACATTCAATTCCTGTTCCACGCCATGCACTCAAAGCGCCTTTAGTTCGTGGTATTTTGAAAGCATCGAAAGTTCAAGAACAATTAGAAAAGAAAGGGCGATTCGTGTCTGGACCAATAAAACAACCATTCAAGTCCAATACTATTGTGACTTCAGTGAAAGAAGCAAAAGATTCTCATGAGTATGATTACGAAGGAGAAATGGCACTTAATCAATTAGATACTATCATGCGTCACGCAGAGTATTTGAAAGATATGATAAAGCCAGATACTAATTTGCCTGAGTGGGTACAAGCAAAGATTACTTTGGCTACCGATTACATTCAAACTTCATGCGATTATCTGACTTCAGAAATGAATGAAGAAGTTAAGAAGAATGAATATCACATTTCGAAAAAACATAAGTTTCCTACTCCCAATGAACATGCAGTAACAGTAAAGCACACCGAAAGTGGTCGTGAGCATGTTCATAGTGGCAAAGGAAAATATCTGTCAAAATTGATTAAGACAAGATACAACATCAATCATCATTTTGAAGAAGTTGAGCATAATGATGTTGAACAGTTAGATGAAGTTAATGTTGGCGATAAAGTCAGCTTTGACCATCCAATGACTGCTATTCCAGGTAAAACCATGAAGAAAATTGGAACAGTACATAAAATTGAAGGTGATACTGCTCATCTAAAATCTTCAACCAAGTATGGTACATTAAGATACACAAAAAAAATGAGTGAACTTAAAAAAGAAGAAGTTGAGATTGATGAAATGGTTGTTGTAAAAACCAACAAACCAATCGGAACAAGAGTTGCAGACATTGGTCCTGGTGGTAAAGAATACAACGTGAAAACTGACAAAGCATACGATGACGCTAAAAAGAAACAACCACAAGGTGCAGAATTTGCAGCACAAAGACGCAAAGAACGACTTGCAACGAATGGTCGCATGGATGAAGGTCGTGCATCACAACGTCATCCACTAGAAGGTCATGAGTATCACAAGAAGTCTAATGAAGCATTGGTTCACATTGCCAAAGATGCACATGCGGCTGCTGAAGCAATGAAGAGTCACAATCCACAAGCAGAAAACAAATATCGTGACCAAGCAAATGATTCTGCAACTGTTAGATACTTCCGTCAAAAGAATGGTATGCCTGACTGGTACAAAAAGAAATACGGTCATGTCAAAGAAGAAGTTGAAATGGCTGAAGATGCTGATCCATGCTGGAAAGGTTACAAGATGGTCGGTTTCAAAAACAAGAATGGTCGTAAAGTACCAAATTGTGTTCCAGGCGAAGGTGTTCCAGCGATGAAGAAAGAATCTGCTGAAGACCCATCAGAAGGTGAAATGAAAGATAAACAAAGCTATTCCCGCAAAGCACAAATTGTAAGAAATGCTGCTGGAAAAGGTAAGAAATCAGACAATCCAGATAAGTTTCAGAAAGACCCTGAGTTGTCAAGTGAAATTCATAAGACTTAATCAATAACATAAATAACAAACGAAATAGTTTTTTAGGAGAAAAACATGTCACTTTGGGGAAATTTAGATGCGTCAAACAACGCACCACAATTCTCTGGTCTGGGCGGTTATAAGGTAACTACTAACGTAGCTAATGCACAGATCGATGCAATATTCAACAACGTAACAATTAGTGCTACAGAATCAAACGTAGCTCTAGGTGTATTTGCTGTTGACACTACAGAAATTAGAGACGTATCATTCGAGGATCATTCTGGCGCACATGCTGGCTGGATTTCTCGTCGTGCATTCACGGGTCCAGTTGTAAGCATCACTGCTAACGCAGGTGCGACTGGCGTTAATAGCTACATCATATTCAGTGGTGGTTCCGCTGGTGCGGCTGCTGGCCAAACTGGTAACACTGCTGCTAATGCATACGTATATGTCAATTCAACTGGTCAGATTGTCAACGTAACCATCATTAACGCTGGTTCATATGCCAATACACCATTTGCAAATGCCAATGTTGGTAATGCAGTTTATACAGTAACTATGGGTGGTCGTGCTAATCGTGTTCAGCAAGAATGCTTAGTAGCAATGGGTTCTATGTCTGGCGATTCTGGTGGTATTCCATACCCATAATTGAATGAACTTTAAAAGTTATCTCCAAAGTCATGTTGAGAAATCTCCGTTTTCTGACCCACAAGTCAGAGCGGAGATTAATCGTGCTTTAGAAGCGGAGATAGATAGTACAGTTATGATGACACCAGAAGGCGGCGTTCAACGAATGCGGAAAGTTCTATCACGTTACAGTATAGATTTTCCTGCATTTGAAGATTTAGATACAGATGGTGATGAAAGCATTTATGAATTAGATGCAAACGTTTATCTGTATTTCATTTATTATCTCACCGATGATGGTAATTACGAATTCCATGCTGAAATCACAGACGATGAAGGTATAGAAGAAATTCTGTCGGATGTGGAGGAAGATTCCGAGGAATAATGTATTTTGATAATTTGAGTGATGAGAATGTCATAATGTATGCAGTAAAAGCATATGACAAACCAAATTGTATAATGAGTGAGTTTACTGAAGATATGAAGCGATTGAATTATCTAAAGCGTTTATTCCGTAGGTATCGTAAACATGGTGAGATGCGTGAGCGCCTCATTCTAAATCATATTGTAGTATTAAACAATCTGTTTGGACCAGAAGTCACAACCAGATTGTTATTTTTTCGTATGTCAAAAGATGATTACAGTATATTGAAAACATATTTGGTATTTTTAAGCCTGATGCCCGAAAGAATTTATGGTATCAATGGTAAAGATATTATATCATCAGATATTCAAATTGATATGAAAATAGCAGAAGAACTTAGAAAAATAAAATGAGCAACGAATTCAAAAAACAATGTGGTGCTGGATACTATTGGTGTTCTACTGATAAAGTCTGCAAACCACTTCAAGAAGATGGAATGGCAGGTGGTGCTCCCACCAATGCCGTGGGTGGTGGTGCAATTGCTGGTTTGGGTGTTGGTTCAAAGGGTGAGCCTGGCGTGAGAAAAAAGCCAGCATCATTCATCGCATACATGAATCGAAGGATGCCTAAAATATCATGATGTGGATGATGCATCTGTTACCAGATTCGTTTCTAATATTCATAATTCATGCACTGTTAGCCGTTGGGCTGATTGGCATGGTGATAGGTTTCATTGGTGGTAAATTACCTTTTGTTGGAACATATGCAACTATCATCAAGATAGTTTCTATTGTTCTTTTCTGTGTTGGTTTGTACTGGAAAGGAGGCTATAGCGTAGAGCAAGATTGGAGACAACGTGTAGCGGAACTTGAGGAGAAAGTGAAAGATGCGGAAGAGAAATCACGACAGACAAATGTGGTTATTGAAA